AAGCACGCAATGGCACCGCCACACCGAAACTCCATGAAGTTACCATTGCATTAAACCCTATCTATGCTTATCCAAAAACCACTCAAGAAATCTTGGACTTCTCCAGTATTGATGTTTTAGGTTGGTTGACTGATGAAATTACCGAAAGCTTCACCGAAACCGAAGAAACCGACTTAACCGGCGGTGACGGCACGAAGAAATCAAAAGGCTTCTTATCCTATGAACGTTCTACCGAAGCGGACAAAGTACGCGCCTTTGGTAAGTTACAAAAATTAGACGTTGCCGGTGCCGACAAAATCACCGCCGATACGCTCATTGATTTGTTCTACACCTTACACAGCAAATACCGTAAAAATGCCGTTTGGGTGATGTCTTCCACTATTGCGGCGGCATTACAAAAACTCAAAAACAAAAACGGCGATTTTATTTGGCGTGATGGTTTAACCGTAGATGCGCCTTCTACCCTTTTAGGTCGTCCGGTTTACTTCCTTGAAACCATGCCGGCAAGTGGTGCCAATAAACCGGTAGTTGCCTTTGGTGACTTCAAACGCGGTTACTTCATTGTAGATCACGAAACCGGCGTAAGAACCCGCCCTGATAACATTACCGAACCGGGCTTCTATAAAGTCCATACCGATAAATATCTTGGTGGTGGCGTGGTAGATAGTAACGCAATCAAATTCATTGAAGTTACGGCTTAATCGTCAAATTCCAACGGGGGGCAATTAAGCCCCCTTTTTGTTAAAAGGGAAAGTATGAATAAAGAATTTGAAATCCGTTCATCCGAAATCACCGCAGACAGCGAGAATAAAAAACTGGTTGGCTATGTGGTGAAGTGGAATAGCCCTTCTGAAGTGCTTTATTGCGATTTTGTAGAACAATTCAGTGCGAATGCGTTTACTGAAAGTTTAAGCAGCGGTGCCGATGTACGCGCATTATTTGAACACGATCATTCCAAACTATTAGGGCGTACCCGTGCGGGAACCTTAAAACTGGAAGAAGATGCAATAGGCTTACGTTTTGAATTAATGCCACCTGATACCACCTTAGGGCGTGATTTATTGGTAAGTGTTGAACGCGGCGATATTACCGGAATGTCTTTCGGCTTTTGGGCTAAAGAAGAAACATGGAATTTTGATGTAGAGCCTTGTCAACGCACAGTGGCCAAAGCGGAATTATTTGAAATCACCGTTACCAGCATTCCTGCCTATCCTGAAAGTAGCGTTGAGATTGCCAAACGATCAATGGCAACCGCGAAGGGAAAAACACAAGGAAAATCCACCGCACTTTTGAAACAGTGGCTTGATGTGGCGGAGGCGTAATATGTGGAACCCGTTCAGACGAAAAGAACAACGCAGCGCACCGATGGCAATTAATGAGCTGCTTTCTTATCTTGGCGTATCAAACACCGGCGCAGGGGAATTTGTCAGCCCGAACACGGCAGAAAGTTTACCGGCGGTGATGAGTGCCGTTACCGTTATTTCTGAAGCAGTGGCAAGTATGCCTTGTTATTTGTATCAGCTTAAAGACGATGGCCGCGAGCGCGTTTATCGTCACCCGGTGGACTATCTCTTAAACGAGATGCCAAACCGTAGCCAAACACCGTATCAATTCAAATACACCATGATGCGTCACTGCCTATTAAACGGTAACGCTTATGCGGTGATTGAATGGAACAGCAAAGGCGAACCAATCAGCCTTACCCCGTATGAACCAAGTGCGGTCAATATCTATCGCAAAGTTGGCGGTGAGTATATCTATCAAATTACCGACTTAGACGGCAACAGCAAAAACTATCTTCAAGATGAAATCCTACATTTACGCCATTCATCCCTTGATGGCTTTATGGGTCGTTCGCCAATTACGATTTGCCGTGAAACCGTGGGCTTAGGCATTGCTCAACAGAAACATGGATCGGCAGTGATGAAAAACGGATTAATGGCGAGTGGATTAATTACTACCGCCGAATGGTTGGACGATGCCAAAGCACAAAAAGCGGTAAAAGCCCTTGAACGTTACAAAGGCGCGAAGAACGCAGGGAAAACACCAATCCTTGAAGGCTCAATGGAATACAAACAATTAGGCATGACGAACCA